ATGCGTCTTCGCTTGCGGCAACCGTTTCACTGGTGTCTGGAGAGAGTTCTTCACTTCCTTCCACGTTGTCTTCTGATATCCCGCTTGGAGGCATAGATGGTGCATTTCCTGCTTTAAGCTCTGGGAAAGTTTTTGCATTATCTTCAATAACCTCTTCATTTTGCGCTTTTACCTTTGCAATTTCAGCTAAGAGAATTTGTTCTCTTTCTGATTGTGCTGTTTTTACCATATGCATTAATCGTTCCATTTCTGGGTTACGAGTTCTGCGCATCTCAAGACCAGTAAACTTAACGTCAGACATTTTTTCCACAATGTGGTCTGACGCACGATTTTTGTATGTGATTGACGCGCTTTTGTCCTTACTGACTGCGCGCACATACAATGTACTTGAGATAGATGTTATCAGCGTGAAGAGACCTTCGTCGCTAACTAAAAGTTTTTCATCTTTGAAATCTTTTGTGGTTGATCCATACAATGCTACTTTGTCGCTTGTATTAAATTCAACACGAATGGTTCGGCTATTGCCTTTGACAACAAATTCTAAAGTTTCGTTTAACTTTAATTTGTTCCACCCATCGAGGGCTTGAATTTGATAACGTTTCATTTTTTTTCCTATATTGTTAATTACCCTGGTAAAAATTACTTTTTACCAGGGCAGGGGAGGGGACTTTTATGCTTTTGTTAATCTTGTTTGATCAACATCTGCCATTACTTGGTCATAATCGTCGGTTGCTTCTTTTAACGCGCCGCCGAATACTGTATTTCCTGTGATTTCAAATGTACCGCGTGCTGTAATTTCAAATGCGTCGCTAGTACTATCAGCAAATACTTTGTGATGAACATTGTTACAGAGATAAAAATCCTCTGTTAATTCTGGGTCTACAGTTTCATTTGCCCAGATTTTTTGTCTGTCCTCGTCAAATGACGCATCTACATCTGGTCGGTAATACTTACCTCCGATATTTGGCGAGCTTCGCATATATTCATGATTGAGAGGTGCATAACCAAATACAGCATTTGGTGTTGTATGATCCACATCAATATGATCGTTTGTTACGATACTTACTTTTTCTGGATCAAGTTCATCTCTTGTGAACTCAGGATAATTACTTACTGATGTATTATGTAAATAATGATCTTTTTGTCGCTCAAATAACTGCTCTGGTGTTATTTCGCATGTTACAACGATAATTCCGCCTGTGTTTATAGCGGGAGTTCTCATTGTTATATCAACCAATGCACCGCCAACTGTAACTGACTCGTCAAGATTTGCCGCGTCTGATGCAAAGCGTTGTTGGTAACCCATTTGCGTGCGTTGTTGTGCTAATAATATTGGTTGTTTCATTGCTTGATCAGGAATTCTAATTCCCGCCATCAATGTGTCTATGATATAATCATCATCATGCCCTTGGTATAAACTACGAGCTTTTGCAAAAGCTTGTGTCTTTCTTGCCATTTCAATATTAGATAATGAAACTGTAATACCATTTTGTTGCATTTCAGCCCAAATTTCATCTTCCCAATTATAATTACCTGATGTTCCTGCAGGTGTATAATTAGCATCAGCCATTGGGTATTTATATGGTTGTGTATTGCCTGCCGCATCTAAAAAAGATGCATATTCTGTGGATCTTAAAGGCATTACTTCGTTGACAACATTTAATGATACTTCACCATCAATAATTGCCTGATCAAAATCAGGTACAATATGTGCCATTGTCGTATGGTTCCAAAATGCTTGAGCCAATGACGTATCTGTCATTGTTCGCATTGATAAACTTGAAGAACGCTGTTTGCGTCTAAAGTTTACAACAGTATTATATGCCTCAATATAATCTCGGTTTACTGTTGCTGATCCTTGTGCGTGCATACCTAAAGTTTGATAAAACTCATTATCAGCTTGGCTAAATGTATGTGTTTCAATAAATGGGATTGGCGTTTCGCCATCCTCACGTGGTACGCCTTGGTATGACCTGTTTAAATCGTCCATTCCATTAAAACGATCGAATGCTAACTTAGGTACTAAATGAGCATTTACAGTCACGTTTACGCCGTTAAATAACGTCTCAGCAGTTTCCATCATTTCCACTGCGATTTGCATTCTTGATCGCTTTACACCGTCTTCGCGGAGTAGTGGTATACATGCGACAGGTATAATTTTACCTGCGTTTCCTGATGTAATAACTGTCTTTTGATCTATCCTTGTTGATCGCTTAGGCGTCAACGGAGTTGTCAAAAGATTATTTTGATTCATTCCATTCATTTTCTAACTTTCCTTTTTAGTTTATATTGC